CCGTATGAAGCAATCATAAAGACGCTGATCACACTTAAAGAGGATATCATCCCCGTTAACTATGACCTTGTCCCATAACTCTCTCCACTTTCGTGCGCAGAACGCGCTCTCATCCCCTTCTGTTGCCTCCTTCACCCAAAGATGAAGAGCATGTCGATAAACCGCGAGGTTAGCGACACACAGCAACGGGAACGACAGTGGATGCCCCATGAGTTGACCCTCACGGCATAGTACTGATGGTATCTTCGTCCATGAAGGATAGACGGCTATCTTCTGGGACATTGACTCGATCGCTAGATCTACATCCTTATATCCGAGTTCCCTCAGGACATTAAGGATACGCATCGAGCACTGCGCTAACTCCAAGTCAGTCGCAGCTTCATAGTCTCCAGAGCAGAAAAATGGCATGTCAGGGTCGTCGATCAGGCGAACTCTTTCCGTAAGGTCCTCATCTCGCATCGTAGAATAGTGTGATTTCTTCCACTGAGACAGAAGGGTACCCTGCAAGGGCTGTAAGGCCGTTGCTACGTAACCATCCATCTTAGAAATGATTCTAAACTTGGCAGGCTCGGCCAAGCTTATCATCTCCACTATCTGCGCTGGGATAACATTAGGGTTACCCAGATACGGAATCATGCGCTCCTCGGACATTAACTTAGCATAATCGTACGTCTGCTGCCTCCATTGGGAGAAGCGGATATCGAATATGCGTAATTTACCCAAGGTTTTCGAATCTTGTAAGGTTGGAAAGTGAAAGGGCTTGAATAAACTTAGCGCCCCACCGTCTTCGATGGTGGCTTGTAAGCAAGCACTTCCACTAGGAAGAAATTTGGTACGTAGGTTATTCGGTTTGTTTTCCCGAATACCAGTTCCAAAAATCTGGTGCGCAGTTCTCGCAAGAGTAACGCCGAAATCCTCAGGAAGGAAGGTAACTTCCCTACTGAGGCGATCAGCGTTCTTCTGCAGGACCAGCTTCTCTTTAAGCTTACTCATCTGAGGCCAGGATTGTTTTGATCCCTTAGCCAGAGAGTAGATAAAGCAGAGGTCTCCTCTGGCACAAGCCAGACGACAGAACTTCGCACACCAACCACGAAAAAGCGGAAGAGAGATCCAGGGATCCCTCACGGGCCTTTGCGTGTCAAGAAACGTCTTGCACATGAGGACATCGAGCCAATACTTTATGAAAGATTGTTCTCGAGATTCGTCATCGACAAAACCGTGAATCGTTTGTGCTGTATAGCGCATGGACTTCAGAAATCTGTTCAAGGATTTCTGGTCCCACTCGCGTCTCTTACAGAGAAACGGTACCATTAAGGATCGAAGGAGCTGAGTTGTCGAACTAGAAAGTTCGAGACCTTGAGTCGTTCTACTCAAGGCCAGCACAATGAACTTCGAAAGTGCACTCTCCTGTATGCTAACTTCCGCAGAGGTTCTGATTTCCCGTCGCTGTTGTTTAGGCAGCTTCGGATATCTTTTCCTCCCACAATTCATTGTAGTGTTCATCCCGCACGCACCAAAGGTGCTTGTTGGTAGTTCATTCTGCAAGACAGACATGAACAAACTACTAGGGAAAGCCTTTCTTCCCTCGACCGAAGTTATTTCTAGCGTTGAAAATCGCTAGGGTACG